CTCATAAAAAACGTGGGGCGACAGGTACACCGTATAACGAGTTTCTGCTGGTGTTCCCGACACAGAAAAACCTTCCAAGGTGGTCCAAAGGGTTGTATTAGAACCTGCGCCCGGTACGCGATACTGCAAAGAGAATCCGCGGAACGGGAAAGGTGTCGCTGCAATAGACAAAAAGATCAAGTCCCTGATCGCAGTTTTGTTTGATGCGGCGTCGCTGAAGTCAACTTCAAAAGTAAGGACGTTTGGATCACTTTGAACATAGGCAAGCCATGACGCCAAGTTACGGCCCTGAGTGCTTGAACTGTCCACAGTAGTGATCTGATAGCCCGACAACCCGTAAGCGGTCTGACTGTCAGTATTGTTGCCAAATTCGTTGATTGCCGCGCCTGCAGTGGTCGTTGAATTAAGAGACACTGAGTTCATAAAAGAATCAAAAGCGTTGATCCTTCGAATGTCCGTGTACGAAATTGAGGTGGTTGATGAGACCGTTGGATCAAACGCAACCTGAGTGGTCACAGTTGCGGCGTTTGCACGCGATATGAAATAGACACTGGTTCCTAGTGGCATTAACTGTCCGCGTTCAGTGTTGTTTAACAGGTTTAGACGGTTAAGCATTGATCCGTTATATGAAGCCGAACCTGCAGCCGTTGACTGATAGGTACCAGTTGTCAAAACACCCGGTGCATCTGGCAACGAGTTTGTGGCTAAAGCCTGAAGTCCTGTCGTTGTTTCGGTGTATCCCGCATAGTTCTGCAACAAGTATTTGCCTGCCTGAACAACTGCGTCTTGGCAAGTAATTGTTGCAGTTGATTGTCCAGTGTTGCCGGGATAGTCGTTATAGGTAACACCTATTACTTCGCCAGTAAAAAGGATGTAACCGTTAGCAAAAGCAATTTGAACAAAGGTGCCGCGTGGGAAGTTGGCAATTTCGTCTGCTTGGTTTTTGATGGTGATCTGAAAAGATCCGCCTGCATAGTTGTCGTAGTAGTTTCGGCGACCTTGGAAACCGCTAAACGATAGAACGCTGGAAGTAAAAGAGACACTTGGCGAACCGCGTTTGAATTGCCATGCTTCAGCGGTCATTGGACGCTCACAGGTATTTTGCCGACGTTGCGGTTATAGGACTGCAACGCTCGAACAACCTCATTGGGGTCGGCTGAAGTGACCGTGATGTTGATGGTGCCACCGCCACCCAAAGCGTGGTTCGGTGTGATGTTGCCCGATGTTGACGGCATGAACAATTCAGGGCCGCGCTCACCCACAAGATAGGGACCACCACTAGAGCTAACTGGACCACCAAGGGCTTTAGCAGGCACTATGCCAACACCAAAACCAAGGTCAACACCATAACCAGTTCTAATTGTATTTAAATAATTAGCGGCCGCGGCAAGGTCGCCACTGTCAACAAAAATTTTGAGTTTGTTTTGCTCACCAAAGGTCAGATCCATTGCAATTGCAAGATCGGCGATTTGGTCTATAGCGTCTTTTTGTGCTTTGTTAAATTTTCTGACTTCTTCAGCACTGCCGCCGAACGCTTCAATGCCTGCAACGAAAAGGTTTTCTAGTGATTCTTCAAGATTGTCAAACGCTTCCCGAGTGTCAAGGGTGCCAAGCAAAGTTTGCCACTCAGTAGTCAATTCAGTAACTAATTCTTCCTGTTCTTCTAGTGCTCCGTTTACTTCAAGAAGAACATAACCAAGCGCATTAGGAACCATGTCTTTGTATTCGTTTGCAAGTTTTTCGGCTGCTATTGCCGCTATTGCCGCTTCATCGCCAAATTCAGCCAGTTGTTCTTTTGATAACTCAACGGCTCCTCCAGCACCACGTAAAAAGAAACCTGCATATTTTGCAAGTTCTGCCATTTTTTCAACAGCAATAACTAATTGCGGGACTAATTGCTCTCCAAGTTCAAGAGCCATGTCTTGAAACTCGTCGCCTAATTTGTCCATTGAAGCGCGAAAATCTTTGGCTTTTTTTAATTCTTTTTCGTCAATAACTTTAGAGTCAGAAACACTGTCGAGGGATTTTTTAAGATCGGTCGCGCCCATCTCAATGATGTCCGACATTCCCTGCCAGCCCTTGTCAAGTAGTTGAGCGGCAACTGTGGCTTTTTCGGCTGGGTCTTTAATGTCTTTAATTCGTTGAATAGTGTTTAGGAATGTTTCGTTGACATCTAACGATCCGTTTTTTAGATATACGAGGTCTACGCCAAGGTTTCGCACTTTGTCTGGGTCTGCACCAATCGTTCGGTTTAGACGACCAATCGCAGTTTCAAGCGCCTCTACTGGTACGCCGATGTCGCCAGCGGCTTCAATATAACGCGACGCATCTTCAACGGCTAAACCAGATGCATCAGCAAATTTGCCTGCCGATAATGCCAAGTCTTGAAAAGCAGTGACTGAAGCCTTAGCGAACGCAATAATTGATCCAGCGGCCGCAACAGCAAACGCGGCGGCGTTGGCTTTGACAGAATCAAGAGCGGCACCAGCGCCAGCCTTAAATTTGTTCATGCCACCTTCAGCGCCAGCAACTGAAGTTTTGAAATTGCTGAAAGCAGCTTGAGCGGCTTTGATGCCTTTGTCTTCAAGGCTTGTGATGATGGGAATGTTGATTGCCATTAGATTTTCACCTTCATCAATTCTTGATTTGCTCGAAACACGACCGCTTTGATTGTGTCATTCATTTCACGCTCAACACTACCAATAGTCTTTTCGGCGTTCTTCCACATAAAGCGGGACGGGTCACCCGGTAGCGAACGGGCAAAAGTTGGGCGCTGATATTTTGGTTCACGCCTAGAAGTAGTGCCGCCAGCCTTGCCAGCCATATCCACAATGGCGACAGGTGCGCCCTTAGTAACAATGCGGACGATATTGACAGCGGTTTTGGTGGACGGCCCATTGAGCCCACGGCGCGGTTTGCGCGTGTCAATTTTGATAACTGCGTTCTTACGGTTACCCCACCCGGTGCGCCCGTTGTGAGCCATTCCAGATAGCGGAGGCGACGAAGGAATTGACTGGTTGATCTCGTTGACCATCGGCTTCAGAATTGACCGAATGTCTTTGTTCAATTCGCGTTTCAGTGAAGGGTTGATTTTGCCAAGATCACGCAAAGTCGAGGCCACACCTTTCACCTGAATTGTCATCGTTTGTGTTTCGCTTTCTCGTTTTCCTCAACCAGTAAGCGAACCATCTCATCCACAACCGACGCTGGACACTCCATCAGATCCAACGGACTGATGCCTGTCCTTAACGCCAGTTGCGCTATCAGGTTGACTGCGCGTCCTGCTTGGGTTTCTCTTTTGGGACGAAAGTGATGTCCCCTACCAAATTGAGCCACTTGGGAAACACTTCGACAACAGTCCCGTTACTGCGAACCGCGTCCCATGCCAACCAAGCCAAAGCCTTGAATTTCATGTTTTCTAGAAACTGCCCGACGGAGAGTTGAGGATGGTGATCCTCCCACCTGCACGCCACACCGTAAGTGATCGGTGCCTCGTGTGTTTCTCCGTCGAGCATCTCTACTCGTAACGTCATGCCAATCATGTCGGGGTCCTTTGTTTGTGTTGGTTAGATCAGGCAGTTGCGCGGACCCAAGTGCCCCCGGTGCCCGTCAATGTCATGGTATCGAGGGAGCCGACAGTGCTTGAGACTGGCATATACGATGAGATCATCATGTTGGTGATCGTGAAGGTCGGGTTTCCGGGTGCGGCCGCACCTGTGTCTGGTGAAACGATCACAGTCGTGTCGCCGTCGCCGATAATGTCGTGCAGTTCAAGTTCAACACTGCCCGAGCCGTATTCAAGCAGCACTGTGGCTGACAAGCTGACGGATTGGAGGCCCGCCACGAACTTGTGTCCAGTGGCTCCCATCGTGGTGGATTCCAAACTGTCGTAACCGACCTCAAGAGTGATTGACGAACAGTTCAAACTTATGTTATGGGTGGCTACGGTGAGTTGTCCTGAGCCTTGGTAAACGATTGCCATGATGTGTTTTTCCTTTGTTAGTTAGCGTGTCGCTGTGAGTTTGATAGTGAGGTCGTAACAGGGGAGGTCTTGCGACCCGATCGTTGCGATGGATGGTTGTCCCGAGATGACTGCAATGTTTGAGCCGAGGATCGTGTCCACGACGCCGAGTATGTAGTCGGTGGAATCTTGATTGCCGGGTGGCGCTCCAAGAATTCGAATCGTGATTGTGACGTCGGAAACTTTGGATGTTGGGTTTGCACCAAACGATTCAAACGACGGCAACTCAATGAACACTGTGAGCGGTCGTGCGTTGCGTGGATCGGTGACAGGTTTGAGCCCGAGGGCCGTGAGCGATGCGGCGACATGGTTGATCGCGTCGGTGAAAATGCCAGCCATGTTATGCGCACTGCGATCTCTTAACGCCAAGCAACTGGTTGACTCGACCCAAGGTCATTAACGGTGGTCCGCTCATGTCTTGAAAGGATGCGTAACTGTCTCCAGTTGTGCCCCTTTCACGATAAAGCCCTGAAGCATACAAAGTCGTACCGAGCAGGACGGAGCCATCAGGGACAGTCGTGAGACTGTCGTGGTAACCAGCTTGCACTCGACGCCTGAAACACCATGCGTTCGCGGCCGCGACACAAGTCGTAAGAAACGCTGTGTCGTTAGCGGTTGCGGACGAAATGCCAAGAAACTCTTGAACGTTTGCCACGGTTGTCCAACTGCAGGACTGGGTCCAAGTTACGGTTCCAGTCGCTGCAGATCTCGGATAGTTATCGAAGTTTGATTTGACAAGTAGTTGATTCGTGATGGTGACTTCGTAATCAAAAAGGAAGTCGCCTTGCACGCCGATACCAACAAAAAGAAAAGTAGGAACCGCTTGGACGATATAAGTCGCATCAAAACTGTTTCCTAATCCTGCAACTACGATCGTTTGACCGATCGTGATGTCTGTGGCCTCGAGGGTCTGAATCACGGCGTAGTCGTCTACACGCTGAGCGTGAGTGACGGTGAATACAGCCATAA